ATTAGAGGAGGCTTTTGCTATAGACGCAACAGTATCAGAAGCTTGTTTTTATGCAGACATATCAAGAGAAACATTTTATAATTGGATTAGAGAACATAAGCAATTAGCTGACAGATTTGAGGCATTACGAGAAAAGCCTGTATTAACAGCAAGGACAACAGTAGCTAATGCTATCAAGACCGACCCAGATATGGCAATGAAGTATCTTGAAAGAAAAAAGAAAGGAGAGTTCAGTCCGAGAATAGAAACAGACACCAGAAACAGAGATGTGTTTGATGATACAGCCGATACAATTAAGAAGCTTTTAGAAGAAGTAAGAAAAGAACCTAATGCCGATAACCGAGTTCAAAATAGAAAAGGAGCAGATGTGGAAACCTCCAATCCCGGAGCTAACGGAAAAGGAGGAGATAATAGCTCGCCAGTTAGCTAATCTTTTCATAGTTGAAGATAAAAGATTTGGAGAGATAATAACCGAAGGGCAACTAGCAATCTTCGGTTCTCTTATATTTAGAAAGAATAAGAGGGTTCAGATTATCTGCCAAACACAATATGGCAAGTCATTGGTTGTAGCTTTAGCCTGTATCATACTAACAGCGACAGAAGGTAGATTAGTTTCTGTGGTAGCTCCGAGCAACGAGAAGGCTAAAATTATAATGCGATATTATATTGAGCATCTCGGAGATAGTTATTTATTTGAGGGGCAGTTAGAAAAAGATACAAGGCTTGAAAGACTAAGACAAGAAGGTAGCAAGGACAGAATCATATTAAGGAATGGAGGAGGCATCTTTACCGTTTCAGCAGAGCAGAAGAATTATAAAAAGAGTTTTGCTTCAGCCATGGGGTTAGGGGCTGAAATAGTTATTATGGATGAGGCTGGACTAATACAAGACCAGACAGAAGCAACTATATTCAGAATGATTGTTGGTAAGGCAAAGGAAAGCTTTTACTGTAAGATTGGCAATCCCTGGTTCTCAACTTATCCCTATGCTCATTTTATGGAGAGCTGGAACTCGGGAAAGTATCATTGTATTTTTATTGATTATCATATCGCATTAAAAGAAGGTAGAATCAGATCAGAAGATATAGAGGAGGCAAGGAATAAACCTTTCTTCGGAGTATTGTATGAATGCGAACCTCCAACAGAAAACGAAATAGACCAGCATGGATTTAGGCAATTGATTTATAAGCAGTATGTCAGGTATGGAATTACCAAGGAGGCATTTAAGGAAATGGTTAAAAAGGAAATGCCATTGAAGAAGTACAAGCTAAAGTTAGGTTGTGATATTGGAGGAGGTGGAGATTACAATGTTTATGTTTTAAGGTTTGGACAATTTGCCATTGTTGCCGGATTTAACAAAAGCAATAACACAATGGTCAATGTTTCCGAGATAGAAAGATTACAAGCAGAATGGGGATTTGCTTGGGAAGATGTGAGCATTGACGATATCGGAATTGGTAGAGGAGTAGCCGATAGGTTGAAAGAGAAAGGGTACAGAATAAATGCTGTTGATGT